CCCGCCGTTGTAGGCACCATCCACGATGGAGAACGCCGCCGTCTCCCGCTTGAAAAGTCCAAGCACCAGATTGGTGGGCATAAACCTGGCCATGATATAGCCTATGGGCTAACCGGGGCGCCATAATTGGGCCCGTTGTAGCCCGCCTTTCCTAGTTTTCAGAGATCGGCCAGAACTGACCGACAGCCTAGCGAGTCCCGTGCCAACCCCAAAACCTCATTTCCTGCAACGGTTGGCGGGTTGTCCAGGTATCAGTGCAAACTATGGGTTACCCATGGGAAATGATCATAGCAATTATTTTTGGCGGTAGTGACAATTGTTGTCATGCCGTTGAGCGCCAGTGACTTAGCCCACCCATATACACTTTACGGTTTACAACATGTAAAGGACGTTCGGTTCACCACAATCCGCATGCCACCATCCGATTGTTACACTTTATAACTTACAACTTGTAACATGTAAACCAGGGCAATCCCTGGGCCACGCGCGCAGTGGCGCGCGCATTGCACCATGGGGACCTTTACACTTTGTAACATGCATGTTGTAAAGTGTCCATTCAGTTCCATGCCGCCAGCAAATCACTTGCCATGAGCCGCGCCCGTAGCGAATGTATTAGTAGCGCAGTAGACACACACACCGGTCGCCACGGAGGGGGGGTGGGGGTTGAGTATGGAAGACCCACATAACTTTTTGGACCCCATCGACTTACGTAAGCCACACATTACCACAAGTGACTTTCTGCGCTATTATTTCTTTTTCTCTTGACAATCATAGGCCAGTGTGGTATACTAAGATATCCGGATATCTTCATTCCGAATCTTATCCCCTCTGGGGATTCCGATAGGAATCAGATCAGAACTAGATGGTCCTCCCTTCGGTCGGACCAATACATACTGATTTTCTGACTATATTCATTCTTAATCCATTATACCCTTGACAGGCGGGTCCTTTGTATGGTATACTAATGGTAGAGGGACATGTTCCCCCGTGTTATTAATGGGGTAATGCCGATGGCTAAGTGGTTCTTCGTCCTGGTCTTTGTCCTCGGCGCTAGTGGCGTCCCAGACGCCCCCATCCCCGAGATCACCCGCGCCCTGTGGTTGTCCCGTGGTGTCTGCCGTGTCGAGGTCCCCGGCGGGGGTCACGGCTCCGGCGTGGCGTACCGCCGTGTCGGTGGCATGACATACGTCCTTACGGCCAAGCACGTTGTAGAGGGCGTGTCTGAAGCGTGGCAGAAGCAGTGGACCGTTCGCTTTGCTATCGGTAACACACACATTGCCGAACAGGCTGAACTGATTCGCGTAGCCGAGGGCGACGTAGACCTGGCCGTCCTAGCGGTCAAGGACTCGCTGATGGAGCTTGTCCCCCTTGCCTCCATAGAGTGGTGCCTCCAACCAGGAGAATCACGCCAGGTGGTGGCCTACGGGTATCCTTTAGATATGTTCCCTTGCGTGGCTACCATCGGCGTCGCCACTGAGGAGACAGAGTGGCATCTTATCCACAACTCGGCCATGTACTTCGGTAACTCAGGCGGCCCCGTGGTGGACCTGGCTAGTGGGTGCGTCGTGGGCATCAACGTGCTCCTGTACCACCTCCACGGCATAGTCCCAGACAACACTGGCCGTGCGGTGAATATCCGTCACATTAGAGAATTTGTGGGGGATCAGTGGTAGCGTATCTGGTCAGCATGGGAATGTTCCTTCTTGGCTACGTCCTAGGAACATGGACCTTCTGCCGGGCCTCCAGGCAGCAGTATGTCCTTCTACCTGGGGCGCAGGGACCTAAGTACGACCCCGAGGTCATCCAGCGCTCAGAGGCCGACGAGGCCCTCCTGGAGAACTTACGCAGCGACAAGGCCGTCCGCTCACTCGATGGGATCGGGAGGTTCTAAATGGCTCGCGGAACCACGGACGACCTTCCCATCGACGGGATGAACCTCGACGAGATCGAGCGCCTGAAGCAAGAGTTCCACCTCGACGAGGCTCGCGCACGTCTTATCCTGGCAGTAACGCAGGGNATCCCNATTACGGGCATCGGTAACCGCCTGACAGAGGACTACTGGCTGGCTGAGGTCATGAAGGACATAGAGGGCGGGACGCCATCATCCAGGTCCAGGGCAATGACCATGATGGGCATGTACCTAGGAATTCTCTCAGACAAGGCGTCTAAGCGCGGCAAAATGAAAGTGAAGTTCCAAGAGGACCCTGAGGAGGCTGTTTAGTGGGCGCCGAAGCACCAGAAGAGGCCCCCTTAAAGCGTAAGCCCGGGCGTCCGAAGGGAAGTTACGGGCGCACCAAGCGCGCAATGAAGGCCAACATACGCGCTCGCGGTGGGAACGCCGCTACGATGGCGATCAAGTATCGCCCAAAGCCGAAGCAGAAGCTCTTTGGCGACATGCTCGCCAGTGGCAAAAGAGTAGTTCTGTTCCTAGGGGGCATTAGGTCTGGCAAGACGTATGCCGGTGCCTACGAAGCCCTGAAGCAGATCTACTTGTACTGCAAGAAGCCCTCGCTGGGCTGGATTGTATCGCCCACGTACCCGATGTCCGAGGTGACGGCGAGGATGTTCGAGGAAGCGGCAGGCGGTCTCATTGTCAAGAAGTACCGCGCCCAACGTGCCTACCTCATGCATCCGAACAAGGCATCGGACGAGCCGTTCCGCGTTGAGCTAAAGACGGCCGAGAACCCCGACTACCTCCGTGGCGTCGGGCTGTCGTTTATCTGGATCGACGAGGCGGCAATGATATCCCAGGAGGCATGGAAGATTCTCCTCGGCCGCGTCCTCGATACGAAGGGCGTAATCTTCCTCACTACGACGCCAGCGGGGATGAATTGGCTGCACAAGGAAGTCTACGAGGAGTCGTTGACGAACCCGCTCTACGGGGTTGTCAAGGCGTCCACTCTAGAGAACACCTCCCTCGACCCGGCCGACATTGCGTCCCTGCGGACCAAGTACTCCAAGGACTTCGCTCGCCAGGAACTGGACGCCGAGTTCGTCAACTTCGAGGGCCTCGTCTATAAGGGCTTCGACCCTCGGTTCCACATAACCAAGACGTTTATGGACCTACCGTCTGGTGGAGAACTGATCGGCGGGATCGACGAGGGCTACCGAGACCCGTTCGTACACCTATGGGTCCTAAAGCAAGGGGGCAAGTTCTATGTCGTCGACGAGTACTACGAGCCGATGCGAACGATTCAGTCCCATGCAACGTCGATTCGCGCGGCTCGTTTCGACCAGTCCGTCATTCGCCGGTGGGCTGACCCTTCGGGTGCTCAGGAGAGGTCGGACCTTTCTTTACTGGGTGTCGACTCGTATCCGGCAAGAAACGACATCAAAGCGGGTATCAACGCCGTCGAAAATCTACTTGAGACGGGGCGGCTATTCATCGCACAGAATTGCCTAAATACGCTGAAGGAAATAGGGGAGTACCACTATCCAACCAAGAACGGCCGTAACAGTGGCGAGGACCCAGTGGACTGCTCGAACCACTGCATGGACGCTCTACGTTACGTGATCTACAGCGAGATCAACCACGCACAGGCGCATCCGATGGTCGTNGTAGAGGATAACGGCGAAATGAAAGTCTTCGGTGGGTCTGGGGACCCGTTCAGTAACCGTCTAGAGGACTGGATCAAATTGAAGCCCGCCGTCGGCGTGGGCCACATCACCGAAGATGAGCTCCTAGAGGGCGCCCGTGGCGTAGGAATCGAAGAGGACTGGTAATGCCACTGTATGAGTACGAGTGCAGGACATGTAAGCGCACGCGCGGTGATGGCGTATTTTGCGCGTTCGCCACGATGGCGCACTACCGCTCTCGGGCTGAGTGTCCCTCCTGCCATACGTACGGACGCCGGATAATTTCACTCCCGTACGCGGTCGGCCTGATGAAAGTGAAGTCCTACAACAATCTGGACGTAGTCTTGGGCGAGCACTGCGAGACGTCCAAGGACGTTGATCGCGTCTGCGAGGCTAAGGGCCTGGCCCGCTGTCAGAACTGGCGCGGGAAGCCGAAGACCTCCACTGTGGATCGGCAGATGGTTGCTGAAAAGTACCTAAAGGACGTATAATGCCATTCCAGTCCCCTGTTACTAGCCAGCAGAACCAGGCCATGTCGCAGGCGCAGGCAGCGAATCCCGTCATTAAGATGGTCTTCGACCGCTATCAGGAAGCGAAGCAGTACCGCCGCGCCGTAGATGCACCGTGGGACCGCTGGTATCGTCGGTATGACGGGCTGCACTGGGATACCCCAAGGCCGTCCTACAGGTCGTCACCAACGGTGAACTTCGTCTTTAGCACTTTGGAGACCATCGTTCCGATCATGACCGATAGGTCGCCTCAGATTACGGCAATCGGAGCACACGAAGACGACAACGCCCTTGCCGACATCCACTCAATGATCCAGCGTCGGGTGTGGGTTGACAACGACATGGACCTCAAGCTGCCGACCATCATGCGTACCTCACTAATCTTCGGTACGGCCGTAGCGAAGGCGTACTGGGATCATCGGCGTGGCCCACATGGCACTGACGGGGAGCCCATGGGCGACGTGGCCATCAGCTACGTCGATCCACGGCACTTCTACGTGTCACCTGGGGCGACTAGTGTGGAAGACGCCAACTACGTCCTCTTTGCGGCGAATCTTCCCATCGCCACGGTGGAGGGCCTCTACGGCGTCAAGATTGAGGAGCCGGGTATCTGGGACGAAGACCTCACCATCACTAAGAACGCTGCTGGTACGGATTCGCCATCGTCGCCATCAACGGGGCCGATCCAGTCTACCGACGGGACGGTGACGTCTTGGCCGACTGGGACGCCTGGTAGCCCGCAGATGAACAGGAGCGCACTCTGTACGCTCGTCGAGCTATGGTATAGAGAACAGGGCGAGATCATGTGCGTCATCGCCGCTAACGGCCAGGTCCTGAAGGGTCCTATCAGCCCAGAGGGATATAACAGGTTCCCATTCGTGACCTTTATCGACTACACTGTTCCCTCGATGTTCTGGGGTATGGGGGAAATCCAGCAACTGGAGCCGATTCAGGACTCGATTAACAAGCGGCGCGGTCAGATAATTGATATCCTTCGTCTGACAGCGAACCCACCGATTATTGCGGATAGCGACAGCGGAATTAACCCGAAGGCCCTGACTACGCGGCCGGGACTTATCATCTTCAAAAACCGTGGGTCGGACATCCACTGGTTACAGCCGCCCGTGCTTCCTTCGGCCCTGTTCGAGCTACAGGCTCTAGACAAGCAGGACTTTGACAACGTGTCTGGCGTCTACGACGTCACGCAGGGCAAGCGGCCCACTGGGATTGAGGCCGCCAGCGCTATTGCCGAGTTGCAGGAGGCTGCTCAGACTAGAATCCGGGCCAAGGTCCGCAACATGGAGGCTTCACTCAGAAACCTAGGGCGCCTTGTCCTCGATCTGGTCCAGGCTTTCTACACGCAGGAGCGCACTGTCCGCATCGTCGGCGCCCCAGTCGGCCAGCCAGGGTTCGTTACCATCAACCAGGACTCGTACGACGAACAGACCAAAGCGATCAAGCGTATCAACGATGTCACGGCCGGAGAGTACGACATCGAGATCGGCGTCGGCTCTACGATGCCTGTCAACAAGACTCGCCGCTTCGAGCAGATGCTTCAGCTGTTCGAGCTAGGCATCGTCGATCAGCAGGCGGTCCTGGACTATACGGGCCTATCACAGGAGGAGGTCGTCCGCATCACCGGCCGTATGCAACAGCAGGCAATGGGGATGCAGTCGGCGGCCACAGAGGCGAGTACGCAACCGGCGGGGAGTGGTTCCGCGCCGTCAGAGGAAGAGTTGGCGGTTTTTGAACAGCAGGCCGGTTAGTAAGGAGCTACAATGCCCGAGATCAACCCGTTCAGTGGTGGAAAATTTGAGTCGCCTGTTACGCATGGCGACAAGGGTGCCAGGGTCGGCGATAACCAGCCAGATCCGTCGAGCGGCGCTCAGTTTGATATGCGTTTCAAACGCGACGAGAAGTCCTCGGAGAAGGACGGACACAAGAACGGTTAAGAATGAGTAAACTACCGAAGAAGTCCCGCGCTAAAGCGGTGCGCCGTCGTCTTAACACCGCACCCGCAGAGTCGCCGCTCCTCCATCCCGGTGGTAAGGCCGACTCCAGTGTCCGTGCCGCTGATGCGGCCCTGAGGTAACTAGAATGCCGATCCAGAACGAAGCACGTCTGGCTGCGCTTGGCCGCAGCGAGCCTCAGTCACCCCCTCCTCAGGAAGCGCCGCCCGAGGCTGCTCCCGAGGCCGGTGGTGATGAACTTGGCGGTCTAATGTCCGAGATTACGGCGGTCCTTGGACAGGTCGCCGCATCTCTCGACCCTGAAAAGCAAGCACTCGTATCACAGGCCATTGAATTGCTACAGCAAGTGGCCGGTGGCGGCACGCCTGGGGTTGCCCAGGAACCCTCACTTCCGACTGCGGCAGGCGCAGGGACCCCGCCTTTGGGTCCTGTGTAAGGAACGGTAATGGGAAATGAGTTTGACAAGGACATGGAAGCGTTCGGTCTAGGAACGGAAGGCGGAGAGCCCACCCCGGTCTTGGATGGGACCGCCACGCCTGCCGTTGTCGCTGGGACGCCCATCAAGGCTCTTGGCCGGGAGTTTAAGGATTCTGCTGAGCTAGTCAAGGCGCACGAGGCCCTCTACAAGGACTACACCAAGAAGTCCCAGGCGGCGGCGAAAGCCGACGAATGGACGCGCTTTGAGGCGTACCTTGGAAACCACCCAGAGCTTCGGTCCAGTATCTCGAAGAATATCCTGGACTACCAGAAGCGGGTGAACGATGGCCAGTCTCCGGCGGCCGCGCAAGTGGCCTCGGGGGTGCCTCCGCAGATGGCGCAGCAGTTGAATGAACTCCAGGCCCGGTACGACGANATGGCATTGAAGACNGAGATTGATGAAGTGCGCTCGCGCTACAATCTCGACGCTCCGATGCTGGATCGGGTTCTCAAGGAGTCCGAGGAAAACGACGGAATCCCCCTGGAGAAGGCGTATCGGATCGTGGTCGCTGACGAGGCTATCGCTCGTAGTACCGCCGTAGCAAAGACCGAGCGGGAGCGTATCGCCGCAGCGGCTAAGAAGGCCAACGTGGGCAGTTCTAGCACTCCAAACATCACCGCGGCCCCCAAGGACGCGA